CTTCGTGGTTATACACCAACATTACTATTCTGGGATGAGGTTGCATGGACAGAAAAAGGTGATAAGTTCTGGACATCTGCAAAGCCTACACTTCAGACTGGTGGTGCAGCTATTTTCGTAAGTACTCCTTCTGGTCTTGATGCAGTATTCTATAAAACATTTATGGGTGCAAGAAGCAAAGAAAATAACTTTAAAGCTGTTGAACTTTGGTGGTATAATGACCCCAGATATAATAAAGATTTGGTTTGGCTGAAAAATAAAGGTAAGTCAAATGAAATAAAAATAGCTGACGAAAATTGGGATTATAAAAAACGCATTGATTTAATGACCGAAGGCTGGGAAGCAAGTTCTCCTTGGTTCGAAGCTGAAGTACGTGATGCAAACGGTGATATGCGTAAAATCGCACAGGAACTTTTGTGTTCATTCTTGGGGTCTGGCGATAACTTTATTGCTGAAGAATTTTTAAAGAGAATTGACGATAATGAAGTACAAGTACCTGTTCGCCAAGAATATAGTGATTTAAATCTTTGGGTTTGGGAAGACCCGTTACCGGGTGAAAATTATATTATGGCACTTGACGCTTCACCCGGACATGGTGAAGATAATTCAACAATGAACATGTTGAAGGTGAAAGAAATTATTGAAGAAAAGATAATTACCAAAGGCGATAAAGTAAAAAAGGTTAAGATAAAAAGGCATAGGTGTGAGCAAGTAGCAGAATATTATGGTAAGATAACTCCACAAATGCTTGCTGAAATTGCATATCAATATGGTAAAAGATATAACAACGCATATTGTGTTATTGATATAACTGGTGGTTATGGTGTACAAACAGTTGAAAAATTGATTGAATTTGGCTATCCCGATGAAAGCATTCATTATGCTGAAGTTACACACAAACCTTCAAGAGACAGGTTGCAGGGATATATCAAAAAGGGACAAAAGACATTGGGTGATGGTAGCGTAGTAACTGTTGATTTAATTCCCGGATTCTTCATTGGCAATAACCGTGCTTCAGTATTACTTGAAATGCAACGTGCTATTCACCTTGAAGATGTGATAATTAGGTCAGTGAGATTATTAAATGAATTAAAAACTTTCGTTACTGTTCCCGGAAACCGTGTTGCTGACCACAAGCGTTCGTTTCATGACGATTCAATTATGGGATTATCTATTGGCTTGTATGTGCTAAATTTCGATATGGCAAGATATAAGCAAAGCAAAAGTATGACAGAAAAAATGCTTAATGCAATAGTTACTGTAAATGATATTAAGGAAATCGAGAAGAAGAAAGATTTTAAGAATAAACCAATGATTTCACCGAACAGTACTTCACCAATGAATCCATACATTGCACATTCTTGGTTATTTAATGGATTGGATAAGAAAAAGAAAAATTAAATTGTATTTATATTTAAACAAGTTTTTCGTGACTTTTTCGAAAAACCACAGTATTTATAAAAAAATATAAAAATTTATAAAAAATGGCTGAAGAACAGAAAAAGGGTACTATATATCAACAGCTTAATAAAATGTTGAATCTGGATGGTTTTGGTTTTCAAGATGCACAACCTGCAATCTCACAAAGCACACCAGTAAAACAACCGCCAAAGGTTATTATTAAAGGTAGTAGTCCTGAAGAAGTAATGAGGAAGGGGTTGGAACTACAACAGAAAAAAGACCTTCAAAATAAATTTTTCAGAACCACTGATAGAGGTTTTCAAAAAGCATTACAATATGAAGCAGCCAGACTTCCCGCATATATTGATTATGAGGGTATGGAATACTATCCAATAATTTCAAGCGCATTGGATTTGTTTATGGAAGAAGCTACAACAATAGGTTTTAATGGAAAAATGTTAAACATTTATTCTAACAAGGAAAGAATTAGAACCATGTTGGAAGAATTCTTTTATGATACAGTTAATGTTAACGTAAACTTACCATTCTGGGTAAGAAACACTGTAAAATATGGCGATAATTTTGTTTTATTATATGGTGAACGTAAAAAGGGTATCACACATGTAAAACAATTGGTTAATTATGAAATTGAACGTTTTGAAAGAATACAAAATGGTAAACCAACTGTTAGATTTAGAGAAAGAATGACAGGAGATGAATTCAATGTATTTGAAATTGCGCACTTCAGACTTCTTGGTGATGATAAATATTTACCATATGGTTCATCAGTACTTAATAAAGTACGTAGAGTTTTTCGTCAACTTATAATGGCAGAAGATGCTATGTTAACATACCGTATCATTCGTGCTGGTGAGAAAAAAGTTTTCAAAATTGATGTTGGAAATATCGATGAAGACGATATTGAAGATTATATTTATAAAGTTGCTACTAAATTTAAAAAGGTTGCACAGGTATCATCAAATGACGGACAAATTGATTATCGTTTCAATATTATGGGTAATGATGAAGATTATTTTTTACCTGTAAGAAATGCAAATACTCAAACAGGAATTGAAACACTTCCCGGTGCTTCAAACCTTGACCAAATACACGACATCGAATACCTTCGTGATAATTTATTTACTGGTCTTGGAATACCAAAGCCATTCTTATCATTCCAAGATGCTGCGGGTGCTGGAAAAAATATGGCTCAATACGACATCCGTTTTGCAAAGAAAGTAAACCGTATTCAACAGGCAATAGTTCAGGAACTCAATAAAATGGCGATGATACATTTATATTTATTGGGTTATACTGGTGATGATTTAAATAATTTCCAAATAACTCTTACCAATCCTTCACTTCAGGCAGAACAAATGAAATCTGAATTGATGCGTGATAAAGCACAAACATATACTGAATTAACTCGTGGTGAAGGTGGTATTGCTGCAATGTCACATACTAATGCTAAGAGAAAATTGTGGAATATGAGTGATAAGGAAATTATTGATGACTTGAAGCAGCAGAAAATGGAGAAAGTTATTATGCAAGAACTTCAAGATTCTCCAGTTAACATTAAGAAAACTGGTTTGTTTGCAGATATTGATGCAAGATATGGTGAACCAGTTGAAGGAATGCCAATTGGCGGTGAAACTGGTTCTACTACTCCGGGCGGTGAAATGCCACCTGTCGGTGGTGGAGCACCTGCTGGTGGAGCACCTGAAATGGGTGGTGGAGCACCTGCTGGTGGAGCACCTGAAATGGGTGGTGGTATGCCACCTGAAGCAGCAGCACCACCTGCTGGGGGAGCACCGCCTTTAGCTGAAGGTAAGGGGAAAATGAGTACTGATGAATTCAATAGACTTGTTGAAAAGTTGGTTGGTGCTGAAACATCAGAACCGGAACGCAAGAAATCAGTAAAACATAAAAAAGTAATTAATGAGAATAACGCAATCGTTGAGAATCAGAATAAGAAAGCGTTAGAGATGGTCAATGAAATCAACACTTTACTTAATGCAGGTGAAAGTATTAATACACAGCATGGTGCGATTGATGGCGGTGAAGATGTTGATTTTGAAGAAATCGAAAATCTTGATTTAGAAGAGAAATAAATCTCGATTTGGGGATATGATTAACAAGAACGTTTATAATTATTTAGAGTATTTATATTAAATTGAGTCAAGCCATATGAAGAACATTAATATAGGAATAGTTAATTTGATGATTTCAAACAAGTTAAAGGATTCTTATTTTACTAACACTTTAATTGAGGAATCAAAGAAAGCAACGCTGGATTTTTTCAATGTCGTAAAAAATTCACCAATATTGCAACTCGAATTCAATGTTTTTAACAATCTTGAAAATAAACACATTGGAGATGATTTGGCTGCTACTCGATATATTGATAGCAACATTAAATTATTTGAAGTATATACTATTCAGGAAATTGACAGAGAACGTGAAAAGTTATTACCATTTATTTCTGAAACACAATTATCAATTGATGATAAAAGAGTTGAATTATATTCGGCAATTGATAAATTAATTACTGAATCGTTAACTGATTATAGTAATGTTGATGTCGATGCAATTCACGAATCATTCACTATTGTCTTAAATCATGTGAAGTCATCAAGAAATGTCATTAATGAAGATATTGACCTGAACACTATAAATGAAGAAATTATTGAAATTGCTGTTGATAAATTCAATGAAAAATATGAATCATTAAATGAAGACGACAGAAATTTGCTTCAAAAATTAATAAGTTCAACTGATAAGGAAAAAGAAGACTTACTTGAAACCTTCAAAAATGATACTTTGTTAATATTAGAAGGTCTGAATAAAGATATGGCAAAAGATAACATCACAAAAGCTATTCAGAAAATTAAGGAAATGGTGTATAATCGACAAAAAGCTGATGATGACATTATTAGCCTGTATGAATTGAAAAAAGAACTTCTTTAACCGAGTGTTGTATTAAACTTATCAAATTTAGGGTCTGGAGTTGTTCCCATTTCCAAAAATCCATAACCAAAATTAGTATATAGATTTTTAAATATTCTATATACATAATCAATTCCTTCATCTTCGTATGGTTTTCCACCCACATCTGGCTTTTTTGCTGCATTATCCATTGAAACAACATATGATGGATTAACGAGTGCCGGTCCTCTACTATATCCGAATAATGTACTACTTGCCAATCCATCACATTTGGTGGCGATATATTTCATGTATCTAAACTGTGCTTTAATCATTATTTCAGTATTGTCAATAATATTTTGATGCATTATCGGTCTATTTTTCTTACCCCGTATATTACCAACGTTATATGTATCAAAATTAAATTTATTGCCAATAACATTTAATGTGATTTTATCTATTTCAGATGATGTAAACAGTGGAGTTATATTTGAATGTTTATTTGTTATTATTATATCAAAAACCGCTTCACTCACAAATTGGCAAAGACCGGATGCTGTGCTGGTTAATGGATAGTTCCATGCAAAATATCCCGATTCTTGAAATGCTTGTGCCAATAAAACATTTGCATCCATTTCGTATATTTTACCATATTTATCATACCACAATATTAGTAGTTCACCAAATTCTTGATTTGTTGATATTAAATTACCTGAAGAATTTCTTATGTTGGCAGTCCAAATTTTACTTGGTGATGTTGGTGGGTCACAAAATGGTAGCACACCATCTGGATTATAATATTTTGAAGTGACATCGTTATATTTTTGCGCACTTTTACCTGAAAGTAATGATTTTTTACTGTTTGCACAATAATTTCTAACAAAACTTTTGCCTTTTTCAGTTAATTGTTTATATGCCATTGTTATTGGATTTTAAAATTATACATTGAATTAAATTGTGCTTTTTGTTCATTATCAACAACACTTGCTGCAGCAACAAGTTGACCACCTGACATTTCTTGTATGTTGGTTGTTCTTGATTCGCCACCATCATAACCCATAAATGCCAATGGTTGTGTAACTCTTGGGATGGGATATTTTAAAATTTTTGTGCCTGAAAACGATGTTGTCATTTTATTTGCAGAAATATCATGCTCGACACTCAATATGATATATGCACCATTGAATAATGGTATGTTTTCTAATTGAAAATATTGTGTTGGCTGTATCATCATATTACCCAACCCCGTTACTGTTGCTTTATATGACCTGTTTTCATATAAATTATACAAGTTTTGTCCTTTCGGTATTGCATGTTCTTTATTGTCGCCAGCTAATCTTGAAAGGATTTGTATAGATTCATTTGTTTCTGGATATTCTTTACTATCAATTTTAATGTTAGTAAACATTGATTGATTTTGTTCTCCAAATCTGACTCTAAATGCACGAACCGTATGATAAGGAAAGTCGGCATTTTCAGATAATTGATTATCATTTTTTGGGTATGGGGGGCATTCTTCTGTTGAAAAATCCTTCACATCCACATTACTCAAATCTTCAATACCATCGTTCACAAATCCATTTTGTACTGATGTGGGATAGCTTGAAGTACCGCCAATATACATGCACACAAATGCTGGTCTATCATCAATACTACCGCTTGTATCAATTTCAAAACATTCTTCCCATGAACCATCACCAATCATAAAATTTTGAAGTGGAAAGAATTCGAATCCATTTAATGATAATAATTGTGACAATACACTGAATACACTAACATTTGGGTCGTCAAATAAATCTATTAATATTTCGGCATTAAGCATAGTATCACCCGCAGGATTCATTGCTCTATCAACAAAAACAAATGAATCGATTAATTTTTTATTTTCCCTATTAAATGGATATCCCCAAGTTTTTGTGTTTGTAGGACCTGTTAGCCATTTGTCATTAATGTTTTTAAATGAATAGTATGTTTGCGTAATAACATCCTCATCATTTTTTTTCTTATTATCTTCATTTTCTTTTTTTATTGCATCGGCTCTTTTATTCTCAATTTGATTATACAATTCATTTAAGAATTTTGTAAAATATTCTTCATTGATACGCTGTTTAGCTTTACCCATATCGGTGTCGTCATCATTCATTGATTTAATTGATTGATATGTGTCGGGATAATCGTTAGACATTTTAAATGTATTCTGACTGAAAACAATTAAATTAACTCTTTCAATAAGTGATTTTAGCAATAATGGATAATATCTTGTATCAACGTCAACATCACTTTCCGGGTCTAAATAACTTTTATATACCTTATATTTATTTGTTTCGGTATTTCCAGTAACTGCATAGTATAGTTGTTGAAAGCGTATTAGTGTGTCATAATATGCCCCATTACTACTACCATTACTAAAATAGTCAAGGAATTCGTCACGAAATTTTTGCTTATCTTTGTTTGATAGATATTTGTTTACATCTGAATAATCACAAAGAATGAGCACACTTCTATCATAGAAATATTTACCAGTTCCACCAGTAAAATATTCGACAATTTCGTTGCCCCAACCACTCATAGAAGCATCAACTAATGCACCAATATATAATGCCAAATATTTTGGAATTTCTATTGCTGCAGGTGTTGTAAACACCAAATCATTTAACCCACATGGAAATCTATTAAACACACCTAATGCATTTCCGAAATTTGATAAAATAAACAACGCACTTAATTTTGAAGGAGTTTTTATAATATCTTCATAAATTAAATCATCAAAATATTTTTGTTGCCCATCTGTAAAATATCTTGATGATAGTTGATTTATCCACACATCGGTTATTTTTTCGAATTTTTTTAAATTACTACTAACAGCACCACTTGAAAACTTATCCAGATATGCATTTCCCCCGGAGATTAGATTGGTATAATCATAATCAACACGTGGAAAATATTCTTCAACATTTCCACCATATGTCCCATACGATGTTGGAGTGTATGTACTATAATCAACATTGGGATATTTTAATGTGGGAATAGACTTATAGCTTAAATATCTGGTAATTAAATTATTTCCATCACTATCGTTAATATTTTCTTTAGCTATCTGACCATCCGCTTTTAATTTTTTATCAACAATATATAATGTATTCTGTTGTGTGAATTGATAATATACTTCTTTTTCACGTTGACTTAAAAATTTCCACCATTTTCTTTTTTTTACATCGGATTTAAATCTATCAATTGGCTTTTCTGAATTTTCATTTACTGTCTGAATTTCCAAATCGCTATCGAACAATATGTTAACACCAAGATACTCTGGATTACTTTTATCAATATATGCTGGCTCGTCACCAGTTACTCCATCAATATTTGTTTCAGTATTATCTGGAAATCCATACCATTTTGGAATTTGTTTTTCCAACTCCAAATAAAAGTCAGGAATATTATTTCTATATTTATTGGAGAATTCTCTTAAATTATCAATATAGTTCGAATTTATGGCAGATGATGCTAAATTAATCGCTTCCGAAGTAGCATACATTTTAACATATTCTGATGCGGTTTGACTATTTGTGTTTGTTGAATAGAAACTATTGGGGATAGAACTCTGAGATAAAATATAAAATCTTTTCAAAACAATTTCAAACACTTGTCCTATTCTTTTAAGTTCTGATGTATTAATTGCATTTGTTCTAACGTCAACATCATAATATGGACTTTTTGCATTAAATGTACCAAGTTTTGAGTCAAACGGTGATATTGGAATCCATTCATATGTTCCATCATCATTTTGGCTTTCTCTCATATTTGCCAAATAATCTAATCTTGCTTGTGTGAAAAATGTTTGAATGAAATCATTAACAAAATCAATTTCAGGAAATGGTGTCAATGTTTTTTGGCTTATTCCTATTGGTGCAATTTTTTCTTCCTTATTACCACCGCAAATTGTTTTTTCGGTATTAACTACTAATGGAAATGCATATATTTTACCAGTATCACCCGGTATAATATCTTTATAACCATAACCCAAAATTATTCTTTTATTTGTCTCATCATTATGGTGTTCATTTTCAGCTTTTCTTGATGTTATTCTTAATTGCTCGAAAAATCTGTCAACATCATTTAAAATTATTTTAAATATATTATATATGGTCGGCATCATACCAAGTTTTTCAAACACCATTTCATTAATTTTGGTGGTTAAAACTTCTGATAGTTCAACTCTTCTTTTATTTAAATTAATTCTTTCTTTATACAGTGTTAAATAAAAATCGGTTACATCAATACCAACATATCTTGTTGTTTTTTCACGTACACTTCTATTTATTACATTATAATAATTGTTAAATCCAATTTTTGAGATTGTTGGTTCGAGCTTACTGTTTAAAATACCAAGGCTGTTTGCCGTATTTTCAATCAATTTTTTTGCATATTTATCATAGGCATCATTCACATCATTAATAAACTGTTGATTCGATATTGTTGCCCCAGATACTGTTGGAGCATAACTTTCTTGATTATATTGAACAGGTATTATGATATATAATCTATCTTCCATCTTTTCTGGAATATCATTAGTGGAAAGTTCTTTAATCTTTTGGTCATATTCAGACAAAATGTTTAAAGGAATTATTGGTTGATTTTCTTCGATATCGTCCACGCCATCAGGAGTATTATTAGCTTTCATGATAAGATACGATGTCGGTAATTTCAACAGATTAATATCGCCCCTATAACTTTGCAACATACCTATCATATTATCAACATCATTAAGTCTTGTTGTCGTTCTATCATATTCCTTACTATCACCATCAGTTTTAGTTTTTTCAGTTACTGCTGTATATAAATTTTTCAGTTGTGTGATTAATGCAAATGTGTTTGGTGGTTCTGCTTCAGTAGATGGTGATATTTCAACTTGCGGATTAGTCATCAACGCTGTGTTGACCACATATCTAAATAATACGTCAGTGAGTGGCGCAAACGTTATTGCAACAAATTGTGCATCAATCACAAAATTTCCACTATCTGATTGAAATTCAGAAGTATATTTAACCAAATGTAATTTATATCTTAACGTTTTGCCGTAATATCCTTTAAGAGATAATTCAAATATTGGGGGTGGAAAGTCAAAAAGTATTCGATATGGTGAACCTTCTTGGTTAAAGAATGATAATCCTCTTAAATCAACAAATTGTATGTTGACTTGCGGTATAAATGATGAATTAACGATGACTTTAATGTTGGTAATGCCAAAACTTTCATATTGAGCATGCATGCCAGTGCTGCCATCATAATAATTGGTGGTAAATTTTAAATAATTGGGATTATTATCCCCCTCATTTTGATTTATTCCCACGAAATTAACTTCTTTTGGTTTTTCAAATCCAGTTTTAAATGTTCCTTGACTCACATTACCATCATTTGATGTAACGATAACTGTTCTTGCCTTACTTTTCGCTTTTAATTCGGCAAAAATATACATGTCCTGATATTGTGGAATTGCATTTACATTATCGTTACCCTTCTTTCGAGTATTGATTTCGTTGGGGTCGATTAAATTTACATTACCTGCCATTTCATTGATTTTAAATATAAATACCCTGTAATGAAAAATGGATATTTTCTCGTATTTATTATAAAACAAATTTCATGTCGATGTTACATATGATATTAGCACAAATTCAGCATCCAATTTGGTATTACAACGCATTCTTCTATCTCTTTGTTGCGTTAGCAATAGTATTTGCTATCGTAGTTCTGAGCTTTATAAAAACAATAAAGCTAAAAACTGCTGAAGTAAAGACATTGCAACAGCAATATCTTGCAAGAGTTGATAATATTAGAAAAGAACATGCTGAGACATTGGAAAGATTGAGACTGGAAATGCTTAAACGTGAAGAAGAAAGAACCCGTCAGTGGATTGAATCTGAAAAAGAAACATTGCACGTATTAAACGGTGTATCTAACCTTTTGGATTTGAAAGAAAAATTAGACCATTCAGATTCGATGAAAATTTTGAATAAGTTTGATGAGCTTCTTACATCCATAAATAAAACCGAATAATTATTTCAAGTCATATGGCAATGGGTAAAATAGAAAAACTTAAAGAAGTTAATGAAAATCTTAAAAATCTTTTAATTCAAATGGAAACACGTATGTTTATTGAGAACATTAACGTGTCAGAACCAATGAAAAACAGCAAAGAAGAAAAGCCAGCAGTTATTACTGTACCAAATCGATAATTAGAACTATTTATATTAAAGATTGTTCAAAATGAGTAAGATATTTAGGTTGAGTGAAAGTAAAATACTGCAAGCTGGCGAATATGGTTTTGGGATTTTAATTGAACATGATGCTGGCTATATTAATAGCGATTTAAATCCTACAATGATAAATGAAGGATTTGTACTTAAACCAAACGAACCAGTATTAATTAATTGTATTTTACAAAAGTGGGGTGTTAAAAATAAAAATGGACGTGTCTATCCAAAAGACGTTTTAGTTCCCCAAGTTCAATCATACCAGCAATTAGTTGACACAAATAGTGCTGTATCAGAAGCTGACCATCCAGACTCATCTATAATTTCACTTCAAAACATTTCACACATGATTACTAAAATGTGGTGGGGTAGGGGAGAACAAAGCAACGTATTATTCGGTCAGCTTAAAATTATAGTATCTCCGGGTTATATTAAATATGGTGTCGTTTCTGTTATTGGTGATAAGATTGTTCTTTACTTACAGAATAAAGTTAAATTAGGTATTTCCTCACGTGGTGTTGGTACACTTAAAGAGGTTAATGGTGAAAATCTTGTTCAAAACGATTTCGAACTTATCGGTTTCGACTTAGTTGCAACACCAAGTACACCGGGTGCTTATTTATTTCCAGAGCAAAGTGGGTTGGAATTTGAAGAAGGGTATGTTAACAAAAATGGAATATTGATTAAGGAAGAAGAAAGTAAGATAATAAAAGCAATAGATAAGTTCTTATTATAAGACAGATTCTATGTGCCAAAATATAAATATAAAATTTTGAATTTGCAAGAATTTTATTAAAAATAATACTTTTTTGCGAAAAAGATGTATTTATATAAAAATTATAGTATTAGACACGAGATTTTAGGAACATGGCAAACGATAAAAAATCGATAGTAAAAGAAGCTTTAACTGATTATAATGCAATCAGAGAGGCTGCAGAAGCTAATGCTAAGAAGAAATTAGCGGAAGAATTTCCCGATAAATTCAATAAACTATTAAAGGAAGAATTAAATAAAAATAAATCAACCAAAGAGTCTTATAAGAGAATAGACGAAAGCAAAGAATCGAAAGATGACGTTGAATCAAATAATGATACTGTTATGAAACAAGAAAAAGAGGCTAAAAAAGCCGTAAAAGAAACCGCAGGAGAAGGTAAACCCTTCGGAGAAAAAGCAAAACAAGTGGCACAGGTAGAAGAAGATGTAAAAATCATTGATACCGTTGGTGATGGCGACCCATTCGATGAGAAAGCTAAAGGCGAAAAAATGGTTGATGAAACTGTAAAAGTTACAGATACTGTTGGCGATGGCGACCCATTCAAAGAAAAAGCAAAAAAAGCTCAGAAACCACTTCAAACAGAAAACCTTGACATGACAGGACAAAGCGTTGATAGTGTTGGCACTGCAATAGAAGGTGCTGGTGAAGAAGACGAAATCATTACAATGGATGAGATTGAAGCAGAAATAGCAAATATGGAAAATCTTGATGAAAGAATTACCGATTTTACTGAACCTTCTTCTCCTTCATATATGGATAAAGGCAATAAAGGTGTTGCATTCGACCAGCTTGTAAGTATGAGAAATCAAATCGATGAAATGATTAACTCATTCAAACCAGTTGATGAAATGCATGCTGCAGGTCAGGAAACATTTGGTAGTGATGGTCAGATTGATGCTCTACACAATCAAGGTCCTACTGAAAAATTAATTGATGAACTTCAATTGCAGCCGGATGAAATGAGTCCTGCTGATTTACAAGAAGAAGCTCCAATTACCGATGCTGACGTTGAAGCAGTATTGGGTGCAGAAAAGGAAGTTGATGAAGCACATGGTGTAACCTATGCAAAAAGGAGACCAATGCCGGGTAGAGTATTGCCGGGACAAGAATATTTGAGTCAGGGCGAAAAAGACCAGTCACCGGAAGCGATTAAAGAATCGAAAAAACTTCAGGGTTTAATCGATGAAAACAAGAAGTTGACGAAGAAAGTTAATGAAACCATTAAATTCAAAAAGTCAGCTACAACTTTGATTGAAAGCTATAAGACGGCACTTGAAAAGTATCGCACACAATTGAAAGAAATGGCAGTTTTCAATACCAATTTGGCACATGTAAATAACCTTTTGGTAAATGAAGAATTGGCATTAACTCAAGAAGATAAGATTAAGATTATCAACGAATTTAAAAAGGTTGATAGTATTGCTGAATCACAGAAGAAGTACAAAGCAGTCCTTTCAGAAATGAAGGAAGGTAAGAAAACTTTAACTGAAGCTATTGAAGATAAAGTAGCAGCCTCAGTTGCTCCATCTTCAAAGCAGAAACTTGATGAAGCAAAAGAAGTAACAGCCTATGAAAACAATGAACATCTCAATAAAATGAAGAGAATCATTGAAACCATAGAGAAAAGAGGCAAAAAAAATAATTTGTAATTAAATAAAACATTAATACAATGGGATTTTTAATGGAAAGTGCCGAAGTTGGTAATATTGGATTAAAACAACTTCGTGAACAAAGAGAAATAACAACCAACCGTTGGGAAAAAATCGGTTTGTTGGAAGGTCTTGAAGGTAACGTAAAAGAGAACTGCGCACAGCTTTTCGAAAACCAGTTATCTTACATGATTAACGAATCAACTGATTCTGCAAGTTCAGGTCAGTTCGAAACTGTTGCATTCCCTGTAATTCGTAGGGTATTTGCAAAATTGCTTGCAAACGACATCGTTTCAGTACAGGCTTTAAACTTGCCTATCGGTAAGTTGTACTTCATCAATCCTAAGACTTCTGTTAGGGTTGCTCCGGCTGGTCTTGAGCATACTTCACCTAATGGTGCTTATGGTAATGCTGCTGACCTTGCTTTATCAGCAAGAACTCAGTTCGAAACTCGTTCATTATACGATGCATTCTATGCAACCGAATATAATGACGAAGGTTACTCATTGTTTGACCGTTCAAAAGGTGAAATCACTGTTATTACTGGTAACACAGTTGCAGTTCTTGATTCATCTTTGAAATTCGCTACTTTAACCATATCTGGTTTCAGTACTTCAAACGATGGTAAACTTATCGGTCCTGCTGGTGTTCCTATGGACACAGAATCATTCCTTGCTGGTTTGAGAATTTTTGCAAGTGCTGATTTACTTGCTCCTACTACTGCTGATTCAATTCCTGCAGGTAGTGTTATTCCTTTCAATGTGAAAGTTCAGAAATACGGACAGGGTATCGTTAGCAAAACTGGCGATGTTGTTGTAGTTGCTGACTTAACATATCCGGGAACTGACGGCTATCAGGCACTTAGTGGTGTTAGCACAGGCGTTACTTTCAGTTACGCTTACAGA